GTATTATTAGGTTGACTTTACTTCACTTTACTACTATACTATTAAAACTATGGCCAAACACGAAATTACAATTAAAGCATTAAATCCCAAAACTGCCGAAGCAAAGCACATTGGGCCCGAACCTGTTTGGAAAATACAACCAGACACAAGCAATCGAATCTCTAAATTAGCCACTGCCTTTCAGTGGTATAATTATCACTATGGTAAAAAAGACGCCAAAGAGATGATTGCAAATTATTTAGATTTTAATAATCGAAATCGCGACGCTAAATTAATTCGAGGACTTGCTGACAGCAATATACAACCTACCATTGGGTGGGTAAGTCGTATGACATTGGTAGGATTGCAATTAACTGAAGATGAGGAATTAATCCTACAAGAAGAAATCACTAAACTTCTAAAGATGAAACAAGAAATTAAACGTGTAGTCAGTGAAGCGGAAGTGACACAGCAAAAAACAACTATTCAAGATCATTTGCGTGATAGAGTAAGCGAATGTGCTGGCGAATTAGAAGGTTTATTTGATGACTTTATAGATTCGGGTGCTAAAATGACCGCCGATTTTAAACCTATTGCTTTGATTCGTGGAATGAACGTGGCTCCACAAATGATAAATCACATTTCCGCAGTATGGAAATTGAGATTAGACGAATTTAATGAAGTATTAGAAGGCAAAGACGAACAACTGGTAGAAGGTTATAGCCATCTGACCAAATTACAACTCAAAAACTGCGTGAAATTTTGCGAAACTGTGATCAACGACTGCGCCAGCTATGTACAGATCAAGAAAGTTGAACGCAAACCCAGAGCCAAACGAGCTGTCAGTCCAGAAAAACTCAGTTCAAAGTTTAAATATCTCAAAGAATTTGCGGATCTTAACTTGAAATCTGAAGCAGTCAGCAAATTAGTAGGAGCTTCAGAAGCATTCTTGTTTGATTCGGCTAAAAGAAAACTAGTCTACGTAGTAGCCGACAGCCATTTAGGCACGTTTACTGTTAAAGGATCGGCAATAATTGCGTTTGATACAGCACAAACAGTAAGTAAGACATTACGAAAGCCAGCCGAGCAATTAAAAGAATTATTAAAAGGCGGCAAACCGGCAATGCGTAAATTCTTTAAAGATATTGAAGCAACTGAAGTAAAATGGAACGGCAGGGGTAATGAAAATCTAGTAATACTGAAAGCTTGGTAACCAACTAAATATAAGGACAAGGAGTCCTTATGGCACTGGAATCGCAATCTACATTAGAAACACTCAAACAAAATCTATTTGAATATGTTAAATTACAACTAGCTGATCAAATAGTAGATATTGAATTAGATCCTGCTCACTTTGAATCAGCTTATGTGAATACTATAGGCACTTATAGACAGAGAGCGGAAAATGCCTATGAAGAAAGTTATAGCTTCATGGAGTTGGTACAGAATGTAAGTATCTACGACCTTCCTCAGGAAGTGATACAAGTAAGACAAGTATTCCGCAGAACATTTGGCGATTCAACGGGTCCTTATGCCAGTAATTTTGACCCGTTTAGTCAAGCTTCATTAAACGTGTATCTCATGAATTTTAACGTATCAGGCGGGTTAGCCACGTATGATTTTTATAGTCAGTATGTAAAACTGGCTGGGCGTATGTTCGGAGCTTACATGAACTATACTTGGAATTCTGTTACAAAAAAATTACAATTAGTGCGTGATCCCAAAGGATCGGGAGAAACTGTACTGCTTTGGACTTATAATATGAAACCAGAAGTAAACCTCTTACAAGATTTCCAAATCAAACAGTGGATAAAAAACTTTATATATGGCAACTGCAAGCTAATTATAGGCGAAGCTCGTGAAAAATATGGCAGCATTAACGGACCACAAGGCCCAACTACTTTGAATGGTACCGCCATGAAAGCTGAGGGAATGGCTATTATGGAAAAATGTTTTGAAGATTTGAAAAACTATATAGATGGTAGTCAGCCGCTGACCTTCATTATTGGATAATTGGTTAAAATCTATCATAATGCAGATGATTGGATAAACTCTTATTATAAAATATCTAAATTTGTGTTATACTTAATGTATGGCACAACATTTAATGATAGACATAGAGGGACTGGCAACTACACCAGACGCTACTATATTAACAATAGCGGCACAGAGTTTTAATCCATTTGGCACTGGCTATTATCTCGACCGTAACTTTTATTGCCGAGTGACCATCGAAAGTCAGGAAGATAGAGAAGTCAATAACGAAACTATCGAATGGTGGGCCACTCAAGGTGCCGCTCAAGAAGAAGCATTTAACGAAGAAAATAGAATACCATTAGAAGAAGCCTTAGATGGTCTTTATAAACTGGCGTGGCAACATGATTTTATATGGGCCCAGGGTCCTACTTACGATATAAACATTTTAGAACATGCTTATCGTAGCCGTAATAAAAAACAACCGTGGCAGTTTTACAAAATTCGTGATTGTCGTTCTGTAATCTCACTTTGGCCTGACTGCCCAACACCGCCAACAAGCCACCACGCACTTGAGGATTGTCGTAGACAAATCGAGAGATTACAAATGACACTTAAACATTTAGAAATAAAGGACATTAAATGATTATCGGGATTGTGGGCCTAATAGGCAGTGGCAAAGATACCATAGCTGATTATCTTCAGAATATCTATGGATTTCGTAGAGAATCTTTTGCCAGTACGTTGAAAGATGCTGTGTCTGCTGTTTTTGGCTGGGACAGAGCTATGTTAGAAGGCCGTACTAAATCCAGTAGAGAGTGGCGAGAACAAGTAGATGCCTGGTGGGCAGAAAGACTAGACATGCCAGAATTGACCCCACGTCTAGTGCTACAGCGTTGGGGTACAGAAGTAGCACGTAAAAGTTTTCACGATGATATCTGGATTGCCAGTCTAGAAAATAAATTGCGTAGCACACAAGATGACGTAGTTATCACTGACTGTAGATTTCCCAATGAAATACAATCTATTAAAAATGCCGGAGGGAATGTAATACGAGTAGTTCGCGGGCCAGAACCAGAATGGTATCGGTTCGCAGAGATGGTCAATCAAAAATCCAGCCCCACACTTGAACACAGCTGGGCCCAGGTCAAGCTGGACAAATTCAACGTACATGTGAGCGAAACTGCCTGGGCCGGCACTGAATTTGATCACATATTGGATAATAATCTAGACGGGTTAGATAATTTATACGAGCAGATCACACGTCTGGTTCAAGATCTCCGTGATGCCAGATAAGATTAGCTTTTTCTATATCTACTCTACAATTTAAGCAAATAGTTTTTAAATTACGAATCGCACTGTTATTCAAATTACCATCAATGTGAAATACCATTAACTGTGCTGAATATCTAGCCTTGAATCCACATTTATCACAGGCAGGTTTTTTCTTATAGCCATTTAACTGCCACTTAGGAGTGGGTTTCGGGATTCTCTTTTTTATAGCATTGCATACACTACAACGACTCAAGTAATAATATTTGCCTTTGCGCTTACAATTTATTGCTCTTGGCCTTTGATTGCACGCAGGGCATATAGGTCTAGGATCCATAATTTTACGTATCCGTGTAGATTAATTTGTTCTTCTCTATCAGTAAGTATAGCATACAGTTATTTATTAAGCGAACCAGACAGTCTGGTGTTCTTAACTGCCCAGATTTTTGATTATAAACTAAATATTAATAACAAATTATAAAGGATTAAACGATGGCACAAACATTAGTCTCCCCTGGCGTAGAAGTTACAGTAGTTGATCAAAGTCAATACTTGCCCGCCGCAACTAACTCAGTTCCGCTAGTAGTAATAGCTACAGCGTCAAATAAATTATCAGCAGATGGTTCAGGTGTAGCCACAGGAACATTGGCAGTTAACGCAGATAAACTTTATCTAGCTACTAGCCAACGTGCGTTGAGTAACCATTATGGATTGCCATTCTTTTATCAAACCACAGCAGGAACTCCTATTAATGGATACGAGCTTAATGAATACGGTTTACTGGCAGCTTATTCAGCCTTAGGTGTTACCAATCAGTGTTATGTATTACGTGCCAATGTAGATTTGACAGCACTTACCGCAAGTCTCAATCGTCCACTAGGCTCGCCAGCTAATGGTACTTACTGGTTAGATACACTGGATACACATTGGGGCATATTTCAATGGAATTCAGCTACTAACAATTTTACCAATCAACTTCCTTTAGCCATAACTAATACTGAATATCTAGAGTCCGGGTATACTGTACCATTACACACATATGGTAGCATAGGACAATATGCTGTGACAACCACTAGTACCAGCAATCCGGTTTATTATAAACGTGGCGGACCTACTTCAGCTCAAGCACCAGACTGGTCACAAGATGGAATGTCTGCTGACCAACTTTATAACACTTGGGTGCTGGTAGGAAGTACAGAATGGCAAACAGCTTGGGCCACAGTTCAGGGCCAAGCTACTCCAACGTCATTGACAGCAGGAAATACATTTACAATTAACGGTATAACTATTGCTATTCCTAATAGTCCAGATAACACAGTTACTGGAGTAGCTACTGCCATCAATAATACTGGTATTACTGGAGTATACGCTGCTAACATTAGTGGTTCATTAAATTTATATTGCGATAGCACTGCTAATTCCGACGAAGGTACAATTACACTAGCTGGGACCAGCGCAAGTTTTATTGCTTTGGGGTTGACAGCAGGTACATATAATGCTCCTATCTTCCAAGCCAGTCCAAGTTATACAGTCCCGCAGTGGGCTACATACAGCGGTAGCACAGCTGAGCCAACTGGTTCTGTTTGGATGAAAACATCTAATGTTAATCAAGGCACAGAAATTATAATTAAAAAATATAATTCCACACTGGGAGTATATGTTACACAATCCTGTCCTGTTTATGGCAGCGACGCATTGGCCTTATATGGATTAGATCCATCGGGCGGTGGCGCAACTATTGCTGCTGGATCTACCTACGCACAGAGCATTCCTTTTGACGACGGTACAGCTGGTTTATTGCTGTTGGAACGCTTCTCAACAGGATCGACAATTATTGCAGGTAGTAATACTACTCAAACTTTTATAAACGGTAATACATTTACCATCAGTGCTACACAGCCTGGTACAGCAACTTTAACCACAGCAACTGCCACGATAAATGGCACTACTACAAGTGCGTTCATTGCGGCAGTTAGCGCAACAAATATCCCTAATGTTAGTGCTACTGTTAACTCTGCTGGAAATATTGTAATCACTCACAGCACTGGTGGAGACATTATCTTAACTAATGTTTCTGGAACTCCTGTGACTGCCGCTGGATTTACCACAAATACCACACAAGTACGTCAAAATTATGTAAGTGGATCAGCTGCTGGATTGATACTATCTAACTGGGTTGGTACACCATTATTTTCATATACATCAAACAGCACAGCTCCTGATGTAGATCCTGCTACAGGTACATATTGGTACTACAGTGATCCAACTCAAGTGGATATCATGATATCTAATAATGGTTCATGG